AGTTGAAGATGAAGACTTAAAAAAAATATTGAGTGGTCTCTATTCAATAACTGAAGGAATAGGCACATTAAGAACACACGCTAGCTCAGCACATGGCGCAGGTAGAAAAATTTATAATCTAAAACCAAGGCATGCTCGACTAGCTATTAATTCTGCACATACACTGACAATGTTTATACTTGAATCTTGGAATGAAAAAAAAGGATAATATTTTCAGTTTAAAAAAATGCCATCTATATGATTAACCAGAGTTATTTTATTTTCTCTGGTTTTTTATTTAGATCATCAACCCCACGTAAAGTATGAAATTTCTTTTACTATCAATGCGTTAATTTTTTACCGCGATCCTTTTTCTATCCCTCAAACTGAAATCACCTGAAATCTTTTACAATCATTTCAGTTTGACGCCGACGCAAAGAACCCAATCCCCGCGCGCCCTCGCGATATGTTTTGTAAAAAATTCAAACTGAAATATTTTTTAGATCCAAATTGTGCAGGCGGGTGCGGAGTAGTGCGAATTACGTGGTGAATGATTTTATTTCGTGGGTATTTCGCGCACTGAGCCACGCGCTATCGATGCGATCCATTTTGAGCTAACACAGATGTATTGTGAGTATTGAACGCCTTAGCGTGGCGTAGAAGTGGTTATATTGAGGGTATAAAAAAGCCCGCAAGCGCGGGCAAGGATGGTAACGATTTTATCACCCAATAACAGGTGAATACTTCTGTTTAAGTCCTGCTGATTTGGTGCCTGTGTTGCTAATGGCTGAGGCATTTAACGGACTGCCCGTGTTGTTGTGAGTATGGTTTGCCGTGAGTGTGGCCAACTCATTCACCACATCTAGCGTATCTAACATGCACTGCATCACATTCAATTGTTCATTACCCAAATAAACAACCGGTGCCATGATTTTTTGCATCGCGCCTGCAATACTCGAACGCACTGCCCCGATTTTTTCCTCCAGTTTCTGACCAACATCAACCGTCATATTTTTGCCAACGGCAATCACTCTATTAGCTTGTGTTGCCTGGCTAAAATCACCTTCTGCAATTTGCATTATCGCACCTGCCATTAACGTGCTTGTGCCAATAACTGTCGTTTTATCGGTGGCTTGAATAGTTGTTTCTCTGGCAATGACTGTGCGATTTTCTGTATCAGTTTTTACCTCACGATGCATCGACTCTTCAATAATTTTCTGGTCAGTTTGACGATGCCATGTGCCGTCCTGCGTAACCCGTTGTGATACCTCTTGGCGTTGCTGTTGCAGTTGTTCGCCTGGCTTAATGTCGGGCAATGTATTGCCATGACTTAACACTTGGCGAATAAACGGTTTATCTGCACGGCCATTTTCAAACGCAATTTCAACCATTGAACCGACAGGCGGATATTGAAACATTCCCGACTCATTGCCTGCCATGGGCAACGGTAACGGCACCGCATGATAAACGGGTGCCACATCATTGCCGTCGGCATCAACCATTTGCACGTCAACGGCGTATTTCGGTCTAAAGGGGTCTGAAATATCCCCCGCGGTGGTGTTTTCGGTGGGTGCTTCAACACGGGCAAATTTCGGCAGGTGCAACCCTGCAGAAAGTTCAGGGTAGGCATTATCAATTTGTTGTTGTGCTATGGTGCGGTTTTCGGCTCGTCCTGTAATCGCATCGGGGCTAATCCATGTTAGCGTCATATTGTCGTTATCAAGGGCAACACGCTCTAAGCGTTTATCATTCACTTTCACACCAGGGCGCAAACTTTGCACCATCGGGATAGTCATTTGATTACCCGCACGTTGTTCAGAAGAGAATTGATTGTCTATTTCAATCTCTTTATCTTTCCAAAATGAATCATTCCAGCTTCCTACGAACACGTCACCGTCTGGCGTTTGATACCACACGTAATCGGTAATATTGAAGACTTTTCCCAGGCTATTTAACAATTGATAACCCGTACCGTTATGAGTGTAATGTGGAATAGGAGTATTCACATATTCGGCACTCGGTAACACAAAATGTAATCCGCTGTGCTCTTTTAGATAATCGGTGATCTGTTTTAAGGTGGGATGCTGAAAAGAGCATGGCCACATTCTGTCGAATACGCCAACCAATTCGCGCACAAATAACTTTTGAAAACCATTTTGTGACGGTTGTGAACGTTCCACGTAACCCGTGAAATACCGTAATAGTAAATCCGTGTAGCCAATATCAAGGCGCACCAATTTACCCGTGTAGTCTGTGTCTGTTTTAGCAGTAATAAACCCTCGGCCACATTGAGATAATTCCAGCACCATTTTAACGTCAACGAGGTGTGTTTCATCACCCGATAAATAAAGTCGATTAATTGATTTCATTTAAATATCCCACCAAGTCCGTCGTTAATTGGTTTTAACACCTCTTTTTCAAACCGACTTAATTCCTGCTCTTGTTCTGGCGCTCCTTCGCCTTTGGCTTTCGGCTTATCACTCATATTTTGTGTTTTAGCCTTAACTTGCCCTGCTGAACGACTCTCACGTTTTTCGGGTACCGATAAATGCTCACGCAGAGTAAAAGTAATTTGCCAAGCTTGCTTGCCGTCCATTTTTGAAGCATCGATGCCATTAGTGAATGTGCCCAGGCGAAAATTAATCGCGCTGGCCATGCGGTTGGCCACACGGTAACGTTTTAATAATCCGTTTTCTTTAGCTTCGGCCAAGGCAAATAAACGGGTTAGCGTTTTTTCTTCGGTAAAAGGAATCGTACCCGTGATGCGTAGCTCTTTAGGTTTAATCCCCTGCTCACTGTTTACCGTGCTTGATGACTGCCCCGACTGGTCTTTGTCTTGATACATCATGGAGGGTGTAACCGTGAGGTTTTTTAATAAAATCGCTTCACCATCCAGCGCTAATGTAATGATTTGGCTGATTTTCGGTGTGTTATTTTCGTTGAGTGGTGTCTGTGTCATGCATCATTCCTTTGATTGCATCAATATCGCCCGCAAACAATGTGGCCAAGGTATAAACCGCATCTTGTTCAGGGATTTCTTTTTTCATTTTGTCCGCTAATTCTGCGCCGTTACCTTTTCCTTGGAACACCCAAACCGTGGTTGATTTTCCCAGTAAGCCCGCCAATGAATCAGCCATGCCTTGCAAGATATTTTTTCGACTTTCTGCAAATCCTTTTACGCTAGAAAGTAACCCCGCCACACTTGCCCCGCTTGAGGCTTCACCTTTTGCTTTTTCAATTAATCCCGCATTGATTACCGCACGGCTATTATTGGTTGATAATGTTTGTGGTTCTGGAATACCCGCTAACGTTTTAGCGGGTATCTGCATTTTGGTGATATTCAGGCTTTCGGCTGTTTTGGCCATACGTTCAACTTGGCTAAACACAGGCAAAGGCAATACGCCCGAAAAGGCTTGAATTGCATTGATAAACTCGTCATGAGTACGGGCACAAATCATTGTCACCACAATATCAACCTCGCCCGCACCCTGAATTTTATTCGCAATATAATTAATCGCATTGGTGGGGCTTAAATAACTGCCTGTGGCGGTATTCTGTCCGACACCATAAATAAAGGGATGAACGGGCAATAACGAACAAGTAACTCCTGTTAAATCGCCTGATAGTGAAAACTGCTTACGTTGCCATTTCATTATTAGTAACCTATCGCTAAGTAGCTAAAATTTAAAACATTATTATTACCTGTTAATGTAAACCCTGTTTTACTTCTATTAATTGTGCCCATTGGTTGCCAGCCATCTTTATCAGTAACCATAACGACAAAAACAGCATTCGGAAAAGGGATCGGAAATTTAAAATCCAGTGATAATCCACTATGCCAATTATGGCTATTCCATTGCTGAATAATCCCTGTATCTCCACACTTCAACCATCCCCCATTATTCTTTACTCCTGTATTTTTAGCTCCAGCCCCCACATCTCCCGCGTTTAATGTGATATCTGCATTTAACTGCTTACCATTCACTTTACGAGTATTAGGCACACGACCATTGGCATTGTTATTGGCATTATTGGCTGTGGTTTGGGCGGTATTGGCTTTACTCACGCCATCATTGGCAGTTCTTTGGGCATTGTTTGCCGTCTTTTGTGCATTAGTCGCCATGGTTTTGGCTTCATTGACTTGTGCGGGCGTGGATGCACCAACATCTCCCGCACTTAGCGTAATATCAGCACTTAATGGCTTACCATTCACTTTACGAGTATTGGGTACACGACCATTGGCATTGGTATTGGCATTATTGGCTGTGGTTTGGGCGGTATTGGCTTTACTCACGCCGTCATTGGCTGTCTTTTGGGCATTGTCGGCTTTAGTCTCGGCTCTATTTGCCGTTCCTTGGGCATTATCGGCTTTAGTCTCCGCTCTATTTGCCGTATTTTGTGCATTGGTGGCCATAGTTTTGGCTTCATTCACTTGTGCGGGTGTAGCGGCCCCCACATTTCCCGCCGTTAACGTAATATCTTGCGTACCATCAAACGCTACCCCCGAAATTTTGCGCGGTGTTGCCAGTTTTTGCGAGGCAACGGCTGTTCCTGTTGAGGGTAATCGGGTATTGGCATTGTTATTCGCCGAATAGGCTGAATCCATAGCGCTACTATGTAAATCAGTCACTAATTTTTGTGTCGGAGCTAATGCCTGGCTAGAGCCCGTTTTATCCGTTAGTTGGGTAAATCCTTTTGCCGTCAATGTTGCATCGGGATGATTACGGGATTTTTCGTGCGCTTTTAACGCATCACCTAATTGTTGAAAATCCAGTGTTCCTTTAGGGCGTAAATCGGTAATTTTCCCATCTGCTGAAATCGACGCGATCGCAAATACAAAATGCGCAAAACCTGCACTATCAATAGTGTTTTTTAAATCAGGTTTGACGGTCAGTTGAATATGGGTTTGCCAACGACTGGTAATATTTCCCTGGTAACTCACATCGGCATAAACCTTAGTATTTTCCGCGGGTACGGTGATATTCTGGTTTGAGGTTAATTCCGCTCGTAATCCACCAATGTAACCAATACCTTTTGTGACAAAATATTGATTCCCTGTTTTACCCACTAAAAACGCATCGCCAAAAAAAGAGGCTTCACCGTAATTGTCGGTATTAACCAGGCGTTGCATTTCATCTATACCAGAAAGCCTGGCGGTAAAATCAATCTGCCACATTTCTGCGGGGGTATTGATAGCGGTTTCTTTACTGGCACCCGAATACTCCAACAAGAAAGAACGGGTTAACACGTTACCCTGTTGCCCTGCTTGGGTTTTAATTTTGCGTTGGGTAGGTGCGTGCACAATCATGGCTACCGTGCCAGATTTTTTATTTAATAAACCAATCCAGTTAAAATCAAAATCACCAATTTCGGCACCAATGGTCACCGAATAGGCCACCGCATTTTGATTGACGACGCCCGTTTTATTCACGGTTTGGCGATGCACAATGTATTTTGCATCGGGCAACCCTTCGTTGCGGTTAATCGGCTTTTCAAGCTCTAAATTCGGGATATGTGCAAAGACAAATTCGTCTAATACAATCAAGTTTCCATCAATCGACTCTTGGGCTTTCCAGCGCTCAAATGCCGTTGTAATAATAGATTGTGACATTTGTTACTCTCCTTGTAACAATGACGCGCTAAAGGTCTGATATTCACAATCAGCCCAACCAAAACGCATCACTAATTGATTATTGGTGATCACTTCAAAACGATAACGGCGACAGGTGCGCCCATACTGGCGAATAATGCCCATTAATAAATCGGGATTACCTGCGATTTGCCCGTCACTCACCCGTAAAATAATGACATCCCAATCAATATCAGGCTGACGCTCTAACAGTTCGACATAACCCACACCGAGGCGCTCAAAAATAGCGATAAAGCCACTGACCGAACCCGCATCGCGCGCATTAATAAACGCAAACTTTACGCGCTTGCGAAATAAATCTAATGGCTCGCCTTTAAAGCGGTGAATATCGCGTTGATACGCAAGCACCGATAACAACTCTTCTGAGCAGGTTTCTGCGTCCAATTGTTTAAGTGGCCATAACATCCAGTCATAAACACCCGACCAAAATTTGCGCACCGCATTTAACAGCTTTGTGGGCTCACCTTTGTTCATCCATGACGGCAAATTTAAGCCTTTTAATCGTTCCTTGAAATCAGGCATCTTGTAGCTCCACGGTCAGCGATGTTAAACGGGGCACACTCAATTCACTGATAATGTCCGTTTGATTAAATTGCAGGGAATCGACCAGGGTAAAATGGCGGTGAATTTCACGACCTAAATTGGAAAATGAAAAACGCGAGTATGGCCATGTTTTTTTCACGTCATAACTGGTGTTTTCACGAAAAGCACAGCGCACCAGATTTTCAATATCTTGTTTGAGTTTGGTTTGCTCATTGGCGGTTAAGTTGGTGATATTTTCCACATACACCGTCAATTTAATGGCGTGTTGCGTTTCAGGCATGGGCATGCACTGCATATCATCACCGTGCCCATGATGCCCTTGTGTGTTGACGTAATCATTCACTTTGTCGATAAAGGGCTGGCTGATCACGCCACTGTCTAACAATAAATAGGCATTGGCGGTGCCTGCGCCTCGAGGCGCATCATGCAAAAAGAAAATACGGTCAATGCTCAAACCCACCACGCTGGCAATCATCCCTTGATATACCGCGTCAGTATGATAGTTCCCCACTAAATTATATTGGTTACGGCAACGGTCACGTAAATCATCATCACTCTCTTTATCCGCACCAGGCACTAACAACCAGTTTTCTTCATTTTGCGCCCGTTCAATACCTGGCACGGCAACGGGTAAAATGCGGAAATAGCCTGGTGCGAGATTAAACGCCCCGCCTGCATCACTGGCATCAACCGCAATCAAGGCAGACTCTTTTTCAATCGTGACCGTTTCCGTAGTCACGACACTGTAAATCTGTCCGTTAATGCGTTCTGTCTGCACGATGGTGCCCTTTGGCACCGTGACACTGTTTTGCCCTGCGACACGATAAAAGCGCACTTGTCCTTTGGCTTTGGTGGCAGGCTTGCGCTGAAGATTAACGCCCCAGGCAAACATTTCTAGCCACGTCCCCGATGCAGTAGCCAGATACATATTGGTGAACACCAAATTAATCAATACATCTTTGAGCCACTGAACGGGCGTTGTCACGATTGTATTAATCAAACGCCAGAAGGGTGACATAGAAGAAGTATTGGTGATTAAGCCTTCTTCTTTCACAATGTCGTTAAATTGCTGATTAATGTCATCGACAGTGATGGGCATGCCGTTTTCTTTTAATGCTGACTCGTAGTCAATTTGTGGACGTTGTTTATTCGCCATAATTCACCCCGACACTAATACGGCCAAAATCATAAGTGTCTGCGGTCACCCATAATTTTTTTACGTTTTCTTCATCAACGATAATGGTGCCTGGAATCAGTCGCACATCATCTTCAACCAGTAACACAATTTGCATCCGAATATCGGCGCGTAAGGTGGGGCTACGTTCGGCGAC